GTTCATATAAACGTTTTTCTTTTTCTATACAATATCGAATATTTTGCTTTATATCATTTGCTTTTTCTTTAGGAAATTTACCACAATCATTGCAGAAATATCTTTTTTTATATTCCCCCTTATAAGTTGAATGTCCGTATGGCGATAAATCTATTGAGCCACAATAAGGACAATTATTTATCAAATATCCTCCTCCTTAATTATTTTAATATTCTTTTGGTGGTTCACAAACCCCACCATCACAATTATCTTTCTTCTTATCTTTTTGCTCTTTTTTTTCTTCCTTCAACATAAGCAATATCTTATCGTTGATAACGAGAAAAGGCGTAAATCCTATAATCCTGTCAACCTCTACTCCATTCTTATAGAAAATCAATACAGGCAACCCTCGAAGCGGTCTAAAATTGTTTAGGAATTTAGGGCTTTTATCTACATCTACCTTGACAAATTTAACTTTTCCTTTATGAAATATAGTCAACCTTTCAATGATAGGATCCATTAACTTACAGTATTTACACCAGGAAGCCCAGAAATCTATTACCACAGGCGCATCGCTTTTAAGCACCTCCGCCTCGTAATTATCGGCGTTCAATTCTATTATTTCTTCACATAAACCGAATATAGATAATAAACTGATTACACATAAAGTTAAGATGATTGTTTTAAGTATTTTCATAATTACCCTTCTAAAAAGAAATTCGCAATGCCCCGTAAAATTCCTTATCGGTATTGTATCCGAAGGCAAGTTCGATATTATCCCTTATCATATAGCCAACATCACCGCCAACAACAAACCTAAAATCCTCAAAGTCTTGTATCAGAAGTGATACATTAAGGCTGTAATCTTTTATGCTCAATATTCCTTTAGAGATGATAATCCCGTAAGAATTATCAAAGGAATAATAACCGCCTGCCTTCAATTTTAGACTTGTTTTCTTAATCGCTATTTCTTCTTCGGCAAGAGTTGGTATAAGTTCTGACAATTTTCTATGCCGAGTTATGGTAATACCACTTTCTAAAGAAACAAGATTACCGTCTTTATCTTCATAGATAACTATCTTTTCTTCTCCTTCACCCAAATTAATTAATATCTTATCGGGACTTGCCTGAAACTCGTCTATCCTATCTTCAAATACAATCCTTGCAACTTTTATCTTTTCTTCATTAACTACAGGGTCTTTCCTCAATTCAATTAATTCTTCTTTTTTTGATTCATAGGTTGGAGCTTCTTCTTTTATTACTACAGTCTCTTTCAGGGTATCGCCTACTACCTTCTTTTGTATTTCTGCTAATTCAGTAGTTAATTTAATTATTATTCCCTGATTATCCCGAAGAATTTCCATTATCTTCAGTTCATTACTTTTTTGATTATTCTGCCATTTCTGGTAATACTGATAGCCGAAGTAGCCACCGATTATCAATGCTATTACTAAAATGATTACACTAAAGATTTTCATTTTTTTATCAGTCCTTTAATCTTCTTGTAAATACCAACACATACTTTCTTTATACTTACCCACCAAAAACCTAATACATCTTTAAGGTGAAAAATAAAGAATACGATAGAGATTACTGCGATAATGTAAAAAGCTAATTTTAAATAATTCATAATAATTCTCCTTTCTTATTTTTTTATTAAATTATATAAATCAATTACCCTATTTACCCAACCCCTCAAGTAATATTTAGCATTTTCTAAACCTGCATAAAATTCTATTCTCTTAAATAGATAATCTTGCCATCCAAGCGAAGAAATTAGAAATTTATTCGCCCTATTTCTACCGCAATTAACCGCAGTATCAAAGACTATTAGATTAAGTGGAGAAGGCAATTTATTACAATCGGTTTTCAACCAATAATTTTCATAATAAATCTTTTTTGCTCTTTCTATGGTCATATTTTTTATATCTTCATTAGGATAAGACTTTTTAGAGATTCCATATTTAGTTTCCCCTCCTGGGTCATTAGAGTCATTACTATATCCGCCTTCCCATTTCAGTACAAATTTAATTGCTTTTTCAAATTCATTATTATAGTTGTTCATCTTCTATTTTTTCTCTTTTCTCCTTAATGCCATTCCTTCCCTTATAGTAAAATCCTATTGCTATGGTTACCGCCCCCGTGAAGGAATAATAAAAATCCCGAAAGCCTTCTGGTAACGCTACCTGATTAATAAGCAGTCTATATCCTGCCATAACACTAACCAAGCACCATAATGTAAACATTACTCCGCTCATTATTCGTCTAACGAAAAAATTGTGTTGATTAAAATAATCGTTTATCATTGTGGTTTCGCCTTAAACATAGACCATAATATACCAGCTACGGAAACAATAAATGAAACACAACCACTAATTGCCCAAGCAGCACCTTTTATTCCTGCTATACTTTGAGAGTTCTTATTAATTGCTTTCCATTGTTCTTTGTTATTTGTAACCATTAAATCTACGTTTTTATCAATATGAATAATACTTGTCTCTATTGTAGCCAGCCGTTCTTTATTCGTCTTCTCGGCCATTAAATCATCTCCTTAATCAAGTCTTATTTCTTTTGTTGGTTCTGTATAAACGGGTTGTCCCTTTGTTGGTTCTGTATAAATAGGATTACTTTTTGCAGGTTTTGTATAGATAGGATTACTCTTCGCTGGCTCTGTCCAAGAAATATTTGGCTTCGGTGGTTTTGTATAAACGGGTTGTCCCTTTGTTGGTTCTGTATAAATGGGGTGTTTTATCCACCGGATAAAGGAATCTATTATTGAAATAATTTCAGAAACATTTAGAGTTCCGCCCATAGTAACAGTATCTGCTATTGATAAGGTCTCAAAGAAAGTCTTTAAAACAGTCCAACTATCTGCGATACTAAGGGTTTCGGCAAGATTTAATGAACCAGACGTAGTGATGGTGTCAATTATAGACAGGGTTTCGTAAAAAGTTTTGATACATTGAAAAGTGGCAGAGTCCACTATCTCTAAGGTTTCCGTTAAATTTAATGTTCCTGTTAGAAGTTTACTATCTGCTATTGATAAGGTCTCAAAAAAAGTAAGCAAACCACTCCAACTATCAACAATACTGAGAGTCTCAGTAAATCCTAATGAACCAGACGTAACTTTGGTATCTACAATAGATAAGGTTTCCGCTTTTGCGAGTGTCCCTGACGTTGCCACTGTATCTGCAATGGAAAGGGTTTCTGAAAATTCAAGTATTGTTCCTCCCGTTTCCTCACTCCCATAAGCAATCAAAGTATCCCACAAATTATTATATTCTGCTTTTATCCAACCAGCGGTTCTTACTACACTTGAAATATGGGTTTCATCAATAAGACCATTAAAGAAAAAACTACTTACTCCACCAGTTAATCTACTTCCTACATAGTAAGGATTTGTAACAGCTGGATAACTTCCATCCCCTGTTAATGTTGCAATAAATGCTCCATTTACATAAAAACTAAAATCATTTCCATTTCTTACCCCAACAACGTAATACCAAGTATTCGCATCATAAGCCGTTTCCCCTACATAACGATTTACACCATCATAGAAGTACCAAGACACTTTAGTAGCATTTAAATCTAATCGGTTGTAAAGTCCCATGCCTTCCATACATACAAGCGTGCCATAAGCCTCAGCAAGATTACCAGTTCTATTGAATAAAACCTCAACCGTATATACTGTTGATAAATCAGGGAGACCATTTAAAGGGTCGGGCAACCTTATATAATCATTGCTGCCATCAAAATCTTGCCCCAACCCTACCTTGCCCGTTACGCTTGCAGGTTCTCCTGCCCCTTTCTTTGTGCCATTGTTGTTATTAGAAGTAGAATCTATTATCGTTGATGTTGTAGCGTCAACCATATGATGGACTGCTTTAAGGTCGCCATTCCACACTTTATATCCTGCTATACTGCCTATTATTATATAAGCATTTTTCCAATATATTGCTATGCTCCCATTTGTAGAAAAGTTATACCATCTGATAAAATTTATGGCAGCAACGTTTAATTCTCCACCAACAGTGTCCCAGTCAGATAATGGAATGTAAAATGTTTGATAACTTGCTGTTATCCCCAATCCAGTTAAATCTGTCATAGACCATTCATTTGTATCGGGTACACCATGACTCGTAAGTTCAAGTTGTCCATTTGTTGACATAATGGCAGGGTTATCACACTTCAAATCAATTTTTAGATAACCATTGGCTTTAGTTAACCCTGTGCAATCTACTGCTGTAATTACTTTAGAAGCACCAGCTGGATTTCCCGATGCATATACTTCTGGTAAATAGAGTGTCTTTATTACGGGTATATCACCGATATAAGTTGTATTATCTGCATGGTCAATATCATAATACATATAGAAGTCGGTATTTTCTGTATTAGATATGACCCAGCCATCACGAGAAACGTGAATTATGGCACTCTCGTTAGCGTCATCCCATTTTTCTATCTCACCGTATAATTGTGTTTCTCCATCTGCTTTAGTAAAAGCTATCTTAAATCGGTTAGCGTCAGAAGTTAATTCATCAAAGACACAATCTCCGTGAGTGGGAGATAATGTTACTATTACACGAAACCACTCCAAATCAGCAGTATCTATTTTATCTTTGTCTACGGTAAATTTTATTCTTCTTTTATCCCAGCCATCAAGCCATCCCATAATTTACTCCTTAACTTATAATATATCTAACCTTGTGCCAAAGTTATTGTACAAATAATGGTAAGTGAGTCAATCGTAATTGCGGCAAACCCCGCAATATTTAATAAAGTTCCTGCTTCTGAGGCATTAAGACAACCGTATTCAACTGCAGCTATTACAGTAGTAAATACTCCTGTAATAGTAAGAATTTTCGTTCCGCCTGTATGGGCATAAGTTGCTGCAACCCTTTCAGTTTCAGTGGCGGTCAAAGCAGTTGCAGTTGCATCTCCAGCCGCTCCGTTACCTATTGCCATCCAGCCAAATTCATTAGGTTGTGTAGGATTTCCTATTTGAGCACAAATAGCATCGAATCCTGCGTTGGTAATTAGGTTAGGAACTTCTCTATCGAAGGCTAAACTACCATCCTTGTTATGACCAATAAGTCTTACCTTACCGCAGATTCTCAAACCTTCTTCTGCTTTCTTTATTCCTGACATTTTAAACGAATCACTAATCTTAGTTTTTTCTTCAAACATTATTGTTCTCCTTTCTATTTATAATAAAATCAATCATATTTATTAATTTCTTATTCAAAAGTTAAATTATTTTTATTATTTATGTCTAAAAACCTCTAATATTGGGAATAATATATATAGAGAGCTCTAAAAAAAATTAAGGAGGTTTTTGATATGTTATATTTAAGAAAAAGCAAGAAGGGTTTTACCCTGATTGAATTGATGGTCGTGGTAGCTATAATCGGAGTATTAGTTTTACTTGGTCTAAGGGCTTATTCTACTCAAAAAGAAAGAGCAATGAATGCTATAGTGAAAGCAAATGCAGCCACTGTTCAGACTATGTTAGTAGGATATTTTGGAGATCACGATATACTGCAACCTATCGATATAGATGCGGCGCTCGCTTCATCTGGAACTACAACTATCCCATTAGAAAAAATGATAAATCCTTATGATAGTGAGACCTCTGTATATGTTGTTGAAGCTGCTACTGGTACCTCTGATTTTGTTCAGACCCCTGTTCTACTCAATGAGGGTATGGCTGTTTGCATATTATATGCAAAAAATGATGTATGGGTAAACGCTCGAGGCAAAGATGGAGAATTATTAATGTTACCATCTGATACACGTTCATTGCCAGCTAATAAATATTAACTAAATGTTTGACATATTCTAAATTTGTGATATAATTTAATTGCTCAACCATAACATCGCCCCTGCGGTGAGGGTACGCAGGGGTCTCCTATTCTTTTTAAAGGAATGATTATTTATATATGAAAACTTATATGCGGAAGGTCGGTAAGACCTTGCTGTTCGGGTTGGTTATATTGGCTATTGCAGTGGTGGTGTATATGGTAGGTAATGTATTATGAATAATCAAACCAGTAAATTACAAGATGTTATTCTTTTTATTATGAAGATGTTTTACTATGCCGTTGCGGCAATTATAATGTTTAGATTATTTCAAGCTGATTGGCTTGTGTTTATGTTTGTATGTATAATAATTATTATACTTTACCCTGGTTATTTTAAAAGTTAGGTAATTTTTGTGTTGGTGCAGATTTATACTTAAAGAAATTCTTCTTAAATATATCAGCCTTTATATCTATTTTCTTTTTAGTAATTGCCTTCTGTTTATCCTCATCTGATAAGTTTTTATATCTGGGATCTGTTTGTATAAGTTTAAACCATGAATTAAATTTCTTATTAAAATCGTCATTTAATTCTTTAAATCTTTTTTCTCCTACCTTCTCTTTAAATTGCTGTAATACTACACCGGGATTTTGAGACCAGTCTACATTTTGAGAATAAGTACCTGTACTGATACCTAATCCTTCGGCTATCATTGCAAGTAATGTATTGGCTGATTCTGGATCATCTTTTAATTCTTGATAGTTTGTCATTATAATCGGAACAAATAAATCCTTTAATGTGCTTACAGTTGTCGGTTTCTTGCCTTCAAAATCTCTTGCTTTTAAAAGATTCTTTATTGCTGCTGGTAATGGAGCTAATTTATTTTCAAAAAAATTATAAGCAACTGATAATCTTGTAGATTCTCCAAATTCTCCTGTCCCTAATCCCTTTACTAATCCCGTTGTACTGCTTTTTGTAGAATTAGTTATCTCTCTGGCAACCAATGTTACTAACGATGCCATTCCACCCGTTACGTCAAAACGAGTATTCCCTACCTTTATCTTGCCAAAATCAGCACTGCGAGGATCCCAGTCAACGCTGTCAGGTTTTGCTGCACCGGCAATTACGAGTATTGCGGCTGTTCCGCTTATTATTTTTACTAAATTAGCTGCTGCTTGGTATTTAGTAAATGGAGTAACTTTTGGATCACCTAAATGTGCAGTCAAAACATCAATATGACTTTTAAGTAATCTTGGTGAAAAGAATACATTATTAACTTTATTAGCAATAGGTTCAAGAAATCCCATTCCCCCCCTGCCAGTTAATGAATTGACTAATTTACCTATACTTTCAAGTTGTGTTTTATCATCTATATCAATATTAGACCTCTCGGCAATTTCCATATATTTATCAAATATATCTGCTCTTTGTTTATATAAAAAAGCAGTATAAGCGTCTTGACTTGCTTTATAAAATCTACCAATAGCAGGTATCTTTTCAGGTAATCCGCTTGGAAATTCTTCTTCAATGGTTGCCACTGCCAACCGTGCCTTTTTCATTCTGTCATAGTTTGGTCTTGATACGATATCAGCTTTTACTTCGTTTATTATATTTTTACCGCCTATAGTTCTGGCAATATCACCAAATGATTTTATAGCATTTTTTGTCCAAATGCCGGGGTTAGTCCAAAGCGTTTTCCAACCTTGCCTAAATAATGCACTATTATCCATAGAAGCCACTATTGACCTTGATACACCACCAATATTAACAATACCTTTTCCCAAATGTCCGGGTTTAAGTTGTTCCGATACAGTCATTTTTTTAGCATTTTCTTTAAGACCGCTTACATAATTACCGAATGCTACCGCTGCCCTTCCATATTCCAGTCTATCCCCGCCTTTGTTTATTGCCTCTTTTTTATCTGCGGTTAGTTTGGCAAGTTCAGATATCTTATTTGCCTGTTCTATAGTAACTTTTGTCTTTAATTTATGTGCCACCAAATCCTCTAAAAACGCCTTCTCGCTTGCAGGATTTAATATCTCGGTCATCTTATTAACTCTTGACAGAATATCCCTCTGTGCTTCAGGTTTTATTCCTGAAACTGTTTTAGCCCATGTGATCATACCCCGTTGCTGATTCTTTAATAATAACTTGCTCTCAAATAATGAATTGGTGTACTTTGAATGAATTTCTCCCATGAATGTCTGAAAAAAAGTTCGCCTACCTTCAGATGACATTTCGGCAAGTTTGGCGGGGTCAATACTCCCGTCTTTTAATTTCTCTATAAATTTATTCGCTAAATTAGCAGGTAAACAATACATATTTTATCCTTCCTTATTAACACTGTATTGATAAAATGAACTGTTGCCATGATTGGCTGGTGTTGGCTTTCTTAATCTCATTTTTAATATTGTTGGTTATGCTTTCTTTTGCTTTAGTTAATATCTGCTTGGGGTATCTTTTACCGGCTCTTTCCTCTAATAATTTGTTGATATCCTGTATAGCTTTAACGGGTGATTCGGGGTCTCTTTCTGCTGCCAATCTTAATTCTTGGGCTGCTGCCGATGTGCCTGAAACAAGCGGGGAATTTGCTAATTCAGAGGCTAATTCGCCATCTGCGGTTTTCTTTATATGTTCCTCCATTGCAGTTATTAAGGCAATGCCTTTTAACCCTTCGGGTAATGGTTTATCGCCTCTTATTATTCTTCTTGCTTCATCAATATTGGAATTGATTAAGTCAGTTGCCTTCTGTGCCTGCTCTTTAATCACAATAGGAGTATATTCGGCTAAATGACCATATCCTTTAGTTAAGCCCTGCTCGATAGATTTTGTTTCGATACTTACGGCTATCTTGCTTACTTTGCCTTTGCCTGTGACTGGTGCAGGTGCTTCAACTCCCGCAGGTTTCTCGGTAACTGGGGCGGTTTTTATTTCCTCTATTGTTTCTTTAATTTCAGGGTCAGTTTTAGCTTGATTAACAACATTCTCAAAATTAACACTTTTAGTTACGGTATCCATTTGCGAATATGTTTTATCAATGATGGTCTTAACAAATGTTTTAGGTGCATTGGTTTCATTAACAACACTACTTATAACTACATCTGCACCAGCACCTAATAAGAAGCCCATAACCCCAGCTTTTGCACTTCCTTCATTCCATTTTCTCGCTTTATCCCAACCCACTTTCGCAACGATATTAGAACCTGCTTCCTGTAAATATTCCTGACCTGCATTTTCAACGCCTTTAGCCGCCAAACTTATTAATTTTGAAGTAGGTAATTTAGTTAACAAGAAATTAAGTCCTAAATATTCCAATCCTGCTTCTGTGGTAAAATTGACAGCACCTAAGGCACTTGCCTTTAAAGGTTCTACCCCTGCTTCTCTTGCTTCCTGATAAGTTCTGCCTGAAGCTATTCCACCAAAAGCAACCGCAGCAGCCCCAGCATTGCCAGTAACCAAAGATACGCCTACCGCAAGAGCTATTGAAGAAGCTCCTGACCCTAATTCAAATAGGAATTTATTTAATTTAGTTGTATCTGCTGGTGGTAAGTATTTTTCCGTAAATGCTTGATTTGCTTTAATTAATTCCTGACCTTTTTCAGAAACAACTTTACCTGTCTGACCAATTTGCTTATTAAGCAGTTTTCTACTGCCATACATTGCTTCAAATATCTTTTTGTCTGCACCTTCCCATTTTGGTTCACTTACAAATTTAGTCGGGTCGGAAATAACCTGTTCGGTTTCACCCCATTGGCTCATTAGGCTGCCGATAGCCTGTGGCAAGGTGATTATGCCATACCAAACACCTTTAGCAATAGAAGGGATAGATTTGTTTATATCAGCGAAAACAGGTTTTTCTTCCGGTTTTGATATAGGCAATCCTTCCATTAATGGCTTCGTTCCCAGCAAGGTTATCCCGCCTATAGCCTGTCCGCCTGTGCCGATGGGAGTCTTTATAGGTGTGGTTACAGGTGCGGGAGTGGCTACATCTTGCTCTGGTGCGATATTGGCTTTAATCTTACTTAACTTTTCTTCTAACGATAGATTAGGTGCTTCTATTGGTGCAGCTTCTTCTGTGGTTGTCTGCAAGTTCAATTTTATCTGCTTCAATTTATCTTCCAGAGAAAGCTCTTCTTTTGTTTTCACACCTTCAACATACATTCTTGGGTGTCCTTCCAATTTATATTTAGAAGGGAAATGCCCTGTCTCATCTGGTTTTAACTTGCCTGTTTCTTTCCATAAAGCCCTGTAATCATAATAATGTAATGGGTTATCAGGGTCTAAATTTAATCCCATTTTTGTAGCAGTATCTTTATATGCTTTCTGAAATAAATATTCTTCCTCTGGTTGAAGTTTTGTTAATTTTTGCCAGCCAGAAGGTTCTTCCACACCCATATTAAGTTTTATTTGATTAAGTTTTTCTTGTAAACTTAACACCATTAAAGCAGTCCTCTCCTCTTTAATTCATTAATAGCCGCCTGATCGCCTGTCAAGGCTAAATCGGCCAATTCATCATCGCCCATAGCGGTATAATCTTGCTGTCCCTGCTGTTGTGGAGTACCTTTCATACCTAACCAATTCTTAACTGCATTAACACCCTTTTGTAATGGACCGGGTTGTGGTGTCTCTGGTGTAGGTTCGGGGATAGGCGCTTCAACAGGTGCGTTTACATCAATACCTATCTGCTTTAAATAATCTTCTACCTGTGTTCTTACATCTGCACTTAATGAAGGCTTAATTAGATTATAATTATTTAAAATCTCTGCTTTCTGTTCATCGCCTAATTGGCTGCCACTATTTATATATGCTTTCATTATTCCGTTAGTGCCAAATAATATATCGTTAGAGTCAACTGCTTTAGTTTTAGTTATTTTCTCAGGTTCTCTTATCGATTCCTGTGTAATACTTGACATATCTATATTGGGGAATTGATTTTGAAATCCCGCCTTTATCTTATTAAAAGTGGTAGGGTCAGTGTTTATAAATTTAGATAAATAATCAACTGCACCTTTATAATCGGAAATTCCCGGTGCTTTCGGAGCAGTAGTCGGCTGTAATCCTTCCAATCCTGGTACACCCTGCCCTGCCATATAGGGCATAGTGTATTCTGTTGGTAATTCTTTAGCTACCCCAAATACATTATCTAAAGTTTGCTGTTTAGTTTCTTCGTTTCTTATTCCATCTATGGTCTCTTTATTCCATAATTTACTAAATTGTATTCCAGTTATTTCATCAAGGGCAGATAGATCAGCCTGTGAAAGATATTTATTATCTTTTATTTCTTTGATAAGTGTGGCAAGTAAATCATTCTTGTTGCGTAAGGTTTGATATTCCTGTGACATTTTTTCTTTATCGAAAGATGATTGAGAAGCATTAAGTTCATCTAAACTTTTAGCATAATCTGACCCTATTTGATTTGCCAAAACTGCCAACTGTACCTTTTCAGAATAACTAAGTTCATTATCTGATAATTGATATTCTTCAAGTTTGGCATTAAATTCTTCTAATAATTTGCCTGCTCTTTTCCTTTCTTTTTTAAGTCCTATCTTCTGCACTATGTCACTACTAACTAAATTGCTTCCCGCTTGTAAACCAGTAGCAAAACCCATTATAATCACATCCTTTTATATTAAGTAAACCATGCTAATGCTATTTTTCCGACAAAACCAAGAACCCCACCTACTATTTCCCAGAAGGTATCTTTTTTTGCGGCTTCCGCAGCAGCATCTATCGTCATTTGAGTTAACTGTATGTTTGTTGAAGCTGTAAATTGTGCCATTTCCATATCCCATTTATGAGCTTGTGCCAAATCCTGTTTATTATAAGCGTCCTGAATCGCTAACTTATACATATCTACCTGTGCCTGCCATTGATACAGGGTCGGTTGATACTGTCTCCAGCTCTCCTCACTTAAATAAGATAAGAACTGCACGCCCAGACCTAAAGCATTTTGATAAGAAGCTATCTTCATTAAAGAGTCTTGTATCGCTACATCCCTCATCACGTTAGCCATTGCAATCGTGCTTTTGGAGGCTAACTTCATGCCTTCACTAAATGCCATACCCGAATCGGATAACCCCTGTGCCGCCATCTTATCTTCTAAATTCCTTTGTGCCTGTGCAGTGCTGGCATTGATAATTTCGGCTTCCCTCAAGAATAACTGTTCTTTGGTCTCCTCACCCATTCCGATACCGCCCTCTGCAATAATACCCGATATTGCTCCACCTACCTGACCTGATAACTGCTCTAATTCGGCAGTAGGCTTATAGGGTGGCAAGGTTGGTGCTTGAGGGACTTCCAGATTGGCTATTGTCGGTATGGTTGATGGAGTAGTCGGTGCTGTAACTATACCTTCTCTATTTACAGTGGGTCCGGCAATCCCTTCATATTCCAAAGGTTCAGGGTGAAATTTGTGCCACTCTTCCAATGTTCCGGTAAATCCATATTGAGGATTGGTTAATATTCCTGTATTCGGATCGTAAGTTACTCCTGATGGACTTGCCTCTAATTGAGAAGTAGTGGGGATAGTAGGTGTGGGCGTAGTTGCTCCGCCACTTAATCCTGCTAATTCGGCAGGAGTATATGCTAAACCAGTAGCAGGGTTTTTATAATTTGAAGTAATAAAAGTAGTTCCACTATACCAGCCAACGCCATGAGATTTTGAGGGGTCAGCAGCACATTCATAAGGTGTGCTATACCATTGATATGTATTTGCCATGAAATCACGCTCCTTAAAATTAAATCCCCTTAATTAACTGAAATACTATTTAACTGTAGTATTTTATTGTGTTTTTTAGAATTACAACTCTTACAAGAAGGAACTATATTATCCTTTGTATTATTTCCACCTTTTGAGATCGGTATAATGTGGTCTTTGGTCGGCATATTCTCAATTTCAAATTCGGCATTACAATAAAAACATCTATAATTATATTTTTCCAAAATATCTAACCATTCTTGATAAGTTAAATTATTGGTAATTTCCTTCATTTTTGTTTGCCTTTTAAATTGACTTCTTCGATTATTTGCCTTACCATTTTCTGTTTTAGCATATTCTTTCTGCCATTTGTTATGATATTCCTTCCATTTATCTGATTTACGAAATTTTAGATGTCTTAACTTACCCTTTTCACTAATGTTTGCTCTTTTTTGATTTTCTTTCCCTTTTTCTGATTTATTATATTTTTTCTTAGCTAATTTCCCATTCTCTGTTTTTTCATATTCTTTTTGATATTTTGATATTTTTTCTATATTATTAATACGATATTTTTTGTTATATTCCTTCATGTATTCTTTTCTGTTAAACATCATTTCCCCCTTATGATTTAAGTTCTTCTTTTACGGAAATACAGACATGAAAATTCCCTTTAGTATTAACTTCAGGCAAATCTATCTTCAATACCTTGACCCCTTTGGTCTTATTAGTAATGTCGGTAATGTTAATATTTTGTTGTTTTCCCGAATACGGTCCTTTGTATCCTCTCCATGCTATCGCCTCATCATCAGATACATAAAGACGGTAAGTGCCAGTAAATGGTTCAGTATATATATCATAAGTAGGTTGATGTAAGACCGTTGTAGTAAATTCTACCCAACCCCCGTATGTTTCACCTGCAGAAGTTGTAAAAAATGACCTGTAATGATAAGTCGTTTCTGGTGTAAGACCATCTATTTTCATGGTAAAAACATCTACGTTTAAACTTATTCCTGTCTCTCTTATACACCATAAGGCTTCTTCTTCATAACCGTATTCAAATCCCCGTTCAGTTACATCTAATCCGCCTTTACCGGTTATATCGCCATTTGCCAAACAATAGTTATCCCATATACTTGTAGCAGGTAGAGTAGTAACTGCGGCATCAACGACAGCAAAAGAATACTGATATACTGTATTATGTTGGCTTCCTATGACATATAACTTAGTTGAATTGGCTCTTAAAAATAAATCCATAACCAGATTGTCCTCTGTTATAAAACCTTTTGATTTATTATCATAAACTGCGGTAGTTATGTCCCAAGGGGTAGAGAGAGTATATTGGAAGATTAAATTACTACCCAATACATATACTTTAGTGCCATCTGGGATGAAGAAAAAACCATAAAGAACAGATCCTGTTTGTTCTCTAAAATCACAATATTTATCATCATTGCTTGCAGTACTAATGTCCCAAGGAGTAGAGAGGGTATGTTGATAAACCCTTCTTGAATCACCTCCCCCTACATACATTTTAATACCATCTGATTTAAAGAAAAGACCACGAGGATGAGTTTCTCCATAGCCAGGCTTGGTTACATAGGCTTTATCATCATAACTTGCGGTACTTATGTCCCAGGGGGTAGAGAGGGTATATTGCCAAGCGTTATCTTGACCATCATCCGTTTTAAACAATTTAGTTCCGCTTGAATCAATGAATATACCGTGAAGACCTGTTCCCTGTTCAGAAGTATCATAGGATTTACCACTATAACTTGCAGTACTGATGTCCCAGGGGGTAGAGAGGGTATATTGAAAGATTTCATCATACCCTGCATACATTTTAGTACCATCTGAACTAAAGAAAACTCTTGAGTAAGTTAGTGTTTCACTACTTACATCATAACTTTTATTATCATAAGTTAAAGTACTAATGTCCCAAGCCATTAAAGATTTATCACTTCCTTTACAATGTTACTGGACTTCGATAAGGTAAAGGATAAACGTCTACATAAATATTATTAACTTTGGTCATTTCTTCGTCTATACGAAAATAGACATAGGCAGGATGAGTATGGTCGGCATATACTTCTGCATTATAGGCAACTACTTCCTTGCCACCCCCGGAATCAATTAATAGGCCTCTTTCTTCAAATTCGTCCATTAATTGAATAACTTTAGCGTAAAGGTCATCATAAAATTTTTGTAACTTTTTTATTGCTTCGGCATTATTATCTAATTGTGCTAACTTGACTTCTTCGTTAGGCATTATTCGGCACCCCACTCCACTTCCTCGTCACGATAGACAATTTCAATACCTTGAATTTCCCAATAAAGTTGATTTGACATAGAAGGTCTTAATTTTATTCCTCTACAATGTTGACCTCCACCAGGTAAATTAATTTTATACCACTTTGTTGTCGTGGTAGTTGCGGTTATAGATTGAGTGACAGAAGTAACTTCATCTGCATCATCTAAAGTATAATTCATCGTTAAGGTTGTTGCTCCTGTGGATTTTACTTTAATATAAATATTATATATTTGCTTCCAAGTATCAGGATTCCCGAAAAATAAGAAAGGTAAGGTATCATAAGATTCTATATTAGAATTACCCGTCTCTTTAGCATCATAAAGTCCAGAAAAAACATCATAGACCCTGCCTACAGTTGTTGAACCTGCCTTTAAACTGTCTTCCCCATCCTGACCCCACACCGAATATACATTGAAGGCAAAATCATATATCCCATAAGTGCCATCTTTAAAATCAAAATAGACAGTCTCCGAAGGAACTTCGTCTGTTCCTTTAGGATAAGAAAGTATATACTTCCCGTCATAAAAACAGGCACAGGATTTATCTATAAAATCCTGATTCATATTCGCTTTTAGATATTTATTTAAAACTACATTTAATTCTTTAACCTGGTCTATATTTACAATATATAAACCGTCTTTATGTAAAAGTATGATATAATTATCACAGTCAACTAATGAACGAGTGGCATAGACACCTTTAGAGGAATAAGAATCTTTAAACTGGAAATAATCAGAACTTTCTATCTGAACCGATGTTCCCAGTAATCTTTCTACACTGTTTTTGGTAGCCACCTGTAGAGTATGGCATTGGTTTATAATCCCGGTGATATTCCGCATATTTCCCACTGCTATCCAGAAATTAGCAGGGAAGTATTCATAATATCGTTTAGAGAAGTAAAGTTTATTGCCTACGCCTAAATATATCCTTCCCCCTCGTTTACCTATCAATGAAGGGGCATTGGGCGGGGCATTGTGGTTTTCTTCGTGGTAGTTTTCCAGTGAATTAGCCTGAACCAGTGCATTATCAGATTGGGTACTCAAGAAAGTGGTAGTGGTATTATCAGCCACATATCCGTCATAGTAGAAAGAAGCACCACCGGCAAGAGTCCGATATATATTTCTCTTTACAATATTGTAATTAGTGTCTGTATTTACTGGTATGGTAACGGTAATACTATCATTTGCGACTGCGGTTGTTGCAGTAGAGGCATTAGAGGCATTCCCTTCGTTTCCGTCAGCATCTACATAGGTGACTTTAAACATATAATCCCCAGCCGATAATGAGCCTCCTGAACCAACCGCAGTACCGATGGGGATAGCCATACTTTTAATAGATAAAATAATCGTGCCGTCAAAAGTTGAAGTTGGTGTAACGGTTAAACTTGCAGTAGAAGATGAGGTAAATTCATATATTCCACTTGCCGAGATAGTTGCCTTTGATCCGCCTCCGAAGGCGACAGTAAAACTCCCTGCCGTCCTACCTGTTACGGTATAGGTTATCTGATATATAGTTGCACTAACGGCTGCTTTTGACTGGGAAAGTACCGTAGTATTGTCAATCGTATGTTTCCAGCCAGCCGCCCAGCTTCCAGTCCATCCGGTAGAAGTCCAGTCGGTAGAGAGTAGAAATTCAACACTTAAACCGCCCTGACCAACGCCTGAAACATAAATAATAGTCCCGTTAAACTTCATTAAATTTTCTTTGCCGTTAGCGATTAAACATCTGTCTACAAAGTCAACAAAGTAAGCATCAGTATCTGTGGTTACTGTTGCCAGTGAAGAACCAATAGTATGTCCATCCGCTTCAGCCAGAACATAAATATCGGTATCACATACAACCAAGCAATACTTGCCTGACTCGGTCTGCATATAAAAACGGTGCAGGCCTGTTATTTTATGATCTTCACTTATAGGGTCTCCTGTATTATATTTAGCATAACCAGCCCTTTTTATTAAATTACCCCATTCATCAAATGACATATTTTTGATAGCATTTGCTTCGCGGGGTAAATCTTTGAGCTTTACTTGACAAAACGGATCGAGGTTGTTTCCAATGCGGAAGATTTTCTTTTTTGAGGCCATTTAATCACCTTTGTCCCCAATCTGGCCATCTTGTTTTACGATAGAATCGTGCAGGATGGCTTTCAGGTACGATATTATAGGTATCATCCATATCAATATTCAGGAGTTCCTTCATTCTTTGTAAACCAATCTGGTATTTCTGCCAAAACTTATCACTTCTATTACTTTCCCCTTTTTTCTCCCAACACATTGAAACTACATAATCCCTGATTAGTTTTCTAAAATTGATTAAGCGGTAATCACCATTAAAGGGTTTAACATCACCTGACATAGCAACGGCTCTCTCAATCTGATAAAACTTAACTGTGGCACCTGCCGATATTTTGCGGTCAAAACCCAGCATATCACCACGCACATAATAGCGGGAAGGAGTGCCTGTCTGTTCACGCCATTTATTATCACCGAGAACAAGCCTCGCTTGAGTGGTAGGTCGCAAGGCAACATCATTGTAATAGACCACGCCCTCGTCAATGGCGATGAAGTCATCATCCATCCGGAGTTCCCGTTCATCAAATATATCGTTAGTTTCATCTATTAAACCTAAAATAGTATAGGTTTTCCAAGTCCGCAGGCAAAAAGTCTCGTGTCCTATTTCTTCTTGTGCCTCGTTGCTCCAATTAGTTATTTCTGTATCCAACCAAAAGCCTTCGGTTGATTCGTTTAATAGACTTCGGACATCAGTATTTATTTTGGCAAGAGTGCTTAATAAAGTATCTGCCATATAATCACATCCTTACACTGGTTTATATTGAACTAATAATCCAGTAAATTCCAAAACAATAGAACAACCAGTATCTAACTGACAGGGTTTATCAAACATAATAACTTTATTATCTTTTGTGCCACAATAGACAGTTAGAAACATATTATCTGTTGCTGCTGTTTTCTCATTATAAAATTTTGCCCACTTTGTCTCACTGTCTGCACTCCACGCTATTATTGTCTTAATAAATACCGGACCGTTGGCTAATTGAGTAGTTCCTGTGGTAATTAATTTCCATTGCCATACTTCCATAATTTAATTCACCTTCTTTATATTTTTAATGACTTTATTGAATTGATTGATTAATAATTCGGTATCAGATTTTACCAAATCTATCTTCGTTTCTAAATCAGCAATCCGTTTTGCCATTGGTTTAATTACATAAGTCTCCATGTACTCTTGAGATATAATCATTGACATAATTGATATTCCCCCTTTCTTTATTTTTTCTTTTTTAACTTTTTATATATTGAAGGATGTTTCTCTTTCAAAGTAACATTTATATCTAATGCTTTTTTATGTCTTTTTGCGGCTTCCAAACTTTTAGCCTTTTTGCTCATAGCTTTGCCACCATGAAAGACTTTAAACCCATCAACTTGTTTTACCTTATATGGCATGGTTAGCCCTCCTTAAAACTTAAAATTATCCTTTAATACCTGATATAAACCAATAGATAACCTTTGTACCACTTCTTCATTTAGAGAATGATTATTATAATTGACGTCTATTGCATGTAGAATTTCATGTAAAAAGGTTTCTTCTATTTCAGATTTAGCCCTTGCCTGTTTAGGATAGTATTTACACAGATAAATTACATCAAGATTGTGGTCAGTTTCCCCTACAAAACCTGTTTCTGAAAGTCTCCCATTGTCCCATACCACTTTGTAATAGTGTCCAGCCACCTTTACCTTATCGGGTATCTTCATCTAATTCCTCCATTCCTACACTGTCACGGTAGAAGGGTGATTTCCCATCTATAATATAAAATCGGTCACTGGTATTAATGGGATATTCTATCGTGATTAGTCCATCCTTGTCAGGCTTTATTTCGTGTTCTTTTAATACCTTTACAATTTCCTTAATGTCTGCACAAGTAGCTTTTTTCTTATTCATACTTCCCCCTTTAAATTTTATTCTTCTATTAACTTGCCTAATTGAACCAAAACAATCGGCTTTAAATTGATATCGCCTAATTGCTCTAATTTAATCGGTTTGAAGTCAATCTCTATTTTTTCTTCGTTTAACTCGGCAAACTCTTTTTGAAATTTTTCCATATTCTCATCAGTCAGGTCATATTGTGGCGGGTCAAGTTGCTTTCCGTCTTTGTCTTTCTTCATCAATGGCTTACCGTCCTTGTCTTTCTTGGCTAATTTCTCAACCAGTTTTATTCTTGCTTTTTCCATTGCGTCCATTTCAGAACGAATTTTGTCTAAAAACCGAGCCAGCCAGTAAGCAGGTTTAACAGGTATTTCCTTTGCTAAAATCACGTCAAGACCTGCTGTCATTGCCCTTACTTCGTTAAGAGTAATTTTCATGTTATTCCTCCTTTCTCATAGATTGCCGGGTTTATCTATACCACCCGGCGAAGATTTTTAATCAGTCACTAAATAAGTTTATGTAGTAAGTCTTTGACTGTGTTTTATCATACATCTTTAATTTTCCAGCACCAGTACTACCATGAGCAGCAGAACTATACATACCACCTACTAATTGGTCAAACTCGATGAAATAATCTGTACCAGCGTTGCCTGGATTTATATACATAATACTGGTTAATGGAGTAGTGAGTGAGTTATTGCACATACCCACTAAACAATGTACATATGCAGCACTCATATCAGTAGTATTTTGATTCTGGAAAAAACCAGATGCTATAACTGTATTTCCACCAGCAGTAAAAGTAGCCGAACCTATTACTGTACCTATTACACCAGCAAAAATAGAAGCACTTGTGCAATTTATGATAGCACCATCAACTAAATTCAATACTCCCTGAACTCCAGAGAGATATCCAGCAGTCGAACCAGACCAAGTTTTTAAAGTTGTAAGTCCAGCCCAACCATCAATAGCATTACAAGTACCGTATCCTGTACTTGCTGGATTATGATATACATTTGCTCTGACTCCCTTACAACTACCTCCATCTGTCTTACTATATGCAAAGTTAACATATACACCTGCTAAACCAGTAGTACCAGTCGTTAAAGCAGTAGAAGAATCACCAACCTGAATAACGTTGCCTGTATATGTACCATTGAAGTCTATACCAGTAGTACAAGCACCAATACTTATACCAGTAGTACAAGTAGCAATACTTATAGCTGTAGTACCATATGTAGTAACTATCGGATAAGCAGTAGTAAATGAACCTTGAGCACTCGATAATGGTAAATACCATGCTGTCCTTACACCAGCCGACTCATTGACTGCAATCTGTAAAGTATGGTTATAGAATAACTCGCCTGAACCGATTGTCGGAATTGTATTTGCGGCAGCGTGTCCTACTTCAAACAAGATTTTAGAACCAGTACCAGTAGCGCCACCTCTGGTTTCACTAAATACCAAATAGGGTACATTTGAAAAGTCTGCACTTGCACCAGGTAACGACTGAATATAAACTATGGAATTTGGAATAGCAGCATTATTAGAAGATACTTCTGCCTGAAGAGCAGCCGATAAACCATTTCCAACTGAAACGCCAGTCATAGTCATTTCAGCCCAAACACCAGCCGCACCCGACATACTGGCAGCGCTTATTGCGACTTTACCGTGAACTCCAACCATATCTCCTGCTGTCCAACTCGTAGCTGCGTTCACCAAAGAATATAATCCTTTTGCGGCAGTAGCAGTACCGGTAATAGTAATAGTTACAGGGTCAGTAAAAACCGAAGATGCCGTAACTGATACATTGACCGTTGGTGCTTCTAAAGTGATTGAGGTATCTGACGCTATAACCAGTGCCCCGTCTGCACTTGCACCGATATACATACCACTATCATAAAAATACGCTTTCCCGGTAGTATCGAACATTACATTCTTAATCTTCATACCACCGAAAGAATCACCAGCGTCATATGCTAATGCAGCGTGTAATTCCCCTTTTCCAAAACCCTCCCCAATGTGTTTGCTGATTGTTTCAGCCATTTAAAATCACTTCCTTTTTATTTTTTACGGGGGTAAGAGTTTCGTCCCACCCCCTTCCTATTGTGTTATAAGATTAGTTTACAGAGCAGTCGGACAAGCGAATATATTTACACCCCACGCACCGTTAAGCACGAGAGGGCAGTACATATTCTTCCAAGACATAGTTCCGAACATTGCCAACGGGTTAGTTGTGGTAAATTCAGGCGGGCAAATTTCGAATGCTTGGTCTTTACCAGCTAACTTAATGTTACCAAATGCTTCTCTACCAAAAATGGAAACCATCTGAGGTGCAGCAGAAGCAACATAGGTTGCTAAAGTTCCAGCAGTATGTTTAAATGGGTGAGTATCTTTATGGAATCTTACGTTAGCAAATTCACCTACTAAATTCCTATAGAGGTCTTTCGGTGCAGCATAATGTTTCAAGTTGATATATTCGGTATCGTTCATAAAGTCATACTTCATCGCTCCAGCAGGAATAACTCCGTGATAGAAACCATCAGGGAATAAAGGTGTTTCCTGTTCTTCTAATAAAGCAACTGCCTTCTTAACCAATGCAGCAGTAATCTTATCTCCGGTAGTTAATTCATTGGTAGAAAATATTCTTGCAGTATCTCCAGATTGAGGAATCTGCGGTAAGGCAGGAACAGTAATAGTAGTAGAACTTGCATAAGCATAAGTTCTTACTATCCCTTGACATCTTCCACTGGTAAATACAATCACGCCAGTTCCATCTGTATCTGCAGCAATAGCACTGGGTAAAGAAGTGAATACGGGAACAGTAACAGAACTTGAACTTCCAGTAACAGTTACCACTCCTGACCAAGTAGTATCACCATCAGCACGTATACCCATAAATCCCTGAGCAAGAACGTTCTGTATCTTCAGATCTAAACTCTTACCTGATTGAATACCAAGTAAAGCTGCCAAACCACCTAATTTGGGGTCAAATGCAGTCAACCATAACCTTGAAGAAGGTGCAACATAGTTACCGTATTCATCAAGAACTGCAGTAACGGTCTGAGCAAAATATTGTTCGGGAGTACCAGTTTGTCCTTCTACAAGTAGAAAATGGTCTGCATCATTAGCTAAAGGTGCATATCGGGTAAATTCAACATTATCACCTTTGCTTAAAGGTATATCCATATTTGCCTGTTTTTGGGCAAACTGTTGGAATACCAGTTCCGGTTCTCTATTCAGCAAATACGTTGCCTTGTAGAGAGTTTTTATATCATTAGCCTTAGCCCCACTTGAAACTCCGGCTATTCTTGCCATTTGGGCGTATGGGGCTGTATCATCTCGAAAATTTGCAATAGTCATTAAAATTCACATCCTTAGGTCTTTATATTCCCCTTGGATGCCAATTTATTTTTTAGAACTCATAATTGATGTTGTATTTCTTTTTTATTCCCTCTTGAATTTTTTTAGGGTCAACACCACTATCAAGCTGTTCTGCAAAATCAACCGGCTTACTCGCTCTCTTTAAAGTTGTGATATCGGAAGACATAATCTGAGCCTGACTCAAATCTTCTCCTTCTTCCTTCAACTCTTTCCTTGCTTCCTCAACAGCTTTCTTTTTAATATCTTCTTCTTTCTCAGGTAATCTTTCGGCTACCATTTCACCATAGACCACTTCTCTTGCTTCCAATTTATGAATATCAAACAGTTCGGGATTTTTCTTTAAGTGTGCTTCTACTTCGGCTTCTATTTCGGAGTAAGGGATAACTCTATCTTTAGTCTTTTCTTTTAAGGCATCTATAACTTTCTTCTTTTCATAACCGTAGTTTTGTCCGTATAGCGGATCAATGGCGGCTTTTAATACTGCATCGTTATAGGCTTTAACTTGCTTGTTATATTTGATAGGGTCATCGTAATACAGTTCGTCAGGGGGGTAGAGTGGCAGGTTAGCTTTGATAGTCTGCTGATCTTTAACAACCGCAGACTTTTCATATTCATCTATCTTGGCATTAATTAATTCTAAATCCTTGACTTGCTTCTCTAATTCCTTATTCTTCTGTGATAGTTTAGTAGAATAAGCCTCTGTTTCCTTTGACATCTTTATCAATTCTTCAGGGGTCTTATTCCTAAACTTATCGGGGATAGCCTCTGTGGGTTCTGTAATTCCTTCTTCTGCTTCTGTTATCTCTTCTTTCTTCTGCTTGATTTCCTGTTTGGTTTTGACCTGCTTTTCCTTTAGTTCCTTTAGGTCAGGTGCAATCTCTGTGTCCTTGCTTCCTTTAAGTTTCTCAATTTCGGCTTCAATATTACCTTCTTCTGCTTCTAAAACCTGTTGAGCTTCTTCTAACGAAATCGGGGCGTTAGCGTCTACTGGTCTTTTTTCGACAGCCGTATTATCCGCTTGTTCTTGCGAGGCGGTTTTAAGGTTGTTGTCAATTATTTCCATTTAATTCTAACTCCTTTTTAAATTCCCCTTGTCCTCTCTGATAGATTAGATATTCGATATAATATCAAGCACATTTGATAATTTAACTGCTGTGTTCATCATAAATTCATTACTTACTTTCTCTATACACATATCTATTTTTTTAAGTAATTTTATTTGTAGTGCGTATTGGACATTACTTAGTGAATCATTGTTTACATTTTCTATTATCTTCTTACATCCTTCATTCCCTAATTTTTCGAGTTTTTTATCAATTTTATTCATTATTTTTCCCTCCTTTCATTTCTTCTTTTTCTTTTCCTTCCTCTTAATCAATTCTTCCTCATCTTCCAAGCCAATCTTGACTTGCGTAGTTATCTCATTTAGCATCGTTTCTATAAAGTCAACCATTAGCCTTTTAGCCTGTATCAGTGCCATATCGGTATTTTTGGTATCACATAGATATTCTCTGCACTCTTTCAGCCTGACATCGAAATACTTCTCACGAAGCAGTTTCCAGCCATTGGTGTTGCATAGTTCGATTAGGTTATGAGCTTCTTGTGCTGATAAGCCGAGTTCCTTTTCTTCGTTGGTTAGGTTGTCTGGCATTTAGTCCTCCTTTCTATCAATAATCTTCATTTCTGGTATACCACTATTCCCACTGATATCATCTATAATATTTCCGATAGTCTTTATACCAAAAGCAATATCATCGTATTTATTCGTTACCAATTCTATCGTTACAGTTTTCTTGAATGTTTTGGGGAAGTATTTTTGCTCTATTTTTTCAATAATGTACAAGGTAAGTTCTTCCCAATTTAACCGATTAAAAACTTCTATTGAAAATTTTGTATAACAACCCTTTTGTTTGAAATCTAAAATTAATTCCTCCCACATCTGCATATATTTATTTCTCTCATCAATTAATTTATTTAAGTCCTTAATGTCTATACTCACTTTATCGTTCATAATTCTTCCTCCTTCTACCCCTTCTGTCCTCCCATTCCTCGTGCTAAGTAGTTTCCCCCAGCAGGCAGGGCAGGGGTATTCCTTGCCTGCTGACCAGACCGAGAGGCAGTCCGTGGGGGAGGTTCTGAGGCGTTAGTTTGAGGAGTAACTGGTTTCTTTTCTTCTTCAGGTATCAATTCATCTAAATCCTTTATCTTTAGCAGTTCGCCGATACGCCTAATAACTACTTCTAATTTCATAAACGTTTTCATAGCCTGCGAACCATCGGGATTGTTTATTGGTATATCATTGCCTAATAAATCTTTTTTAGTTGCAGGTACAGTATATTTTGCCCCGAAAGTAGCAAAGTCAATTAAGTTCTGTATCTCTACTCTCTTCTCCATGAACCCGCTTATTCCCGTAGGAATAAAGTCAGGGTTACCTTTCATCATGATATCTGCTTTGGTTAGTTCAGTGAGGTTAAATTCTTTAGCTTTCTTCTCTCCTAATATCCTGACTGCATCAGCCCGCTTGAAGTGCTGTATATTGTGTCTGTATATAATCCCTAATATCTTTCTGAAGGCAGGCTCGATATAAAACTTAACCTTTGTATTAATCGGCTGCATAGACTTTTCGGTCATCATGGCCAGTCCAGTAGCAGTCGAATGGACATCTTTTTTGTCAGCCGTAGGCATGATTTGCGGAGTTGAACCTGTTATCTCTTCTATAATTCCGTTGATCATGGAGATTAACTGCGGTATTAATTGTATAGTTGAAGCCTGAGCAGTAGTGCTAATCTCTCTTATAGTATTTAATTCTTTAACCGGCAAGACTCTTCCCGGTCTCATGAGAATAGTCTTTGCCCTACCTAAATAACGACTTACAGCCATTTCATAAGCTGGATTAGTTACAATGTTTACAAGGTCTGTTAATTTGTTATAAAGGTTGGTGAGCATGGGTGCAAGTGCCTTGATATCATCTCCGCTTCCCATGCCTACAATCTCATCTACCATATGGTCATTAACGAAAGGAACGAAGATATCGTTACACCAATAAGGATAAGCACTTGCCCTGATAACTGTATCTTCATGAGCCAGAACAATGATAGCCTGTACATATTCATCATCAAAGGGATTCGGTTCGTCGGGGTCATCAATTTGCCCTTCAATTAATCTTTTAGGAACGAGTCCGTGATATTCTAATGTATCTACTACATCTACATTAAGGCCAATACTTTCTTTAAGGGCGTCAATGTTGAAGTAAACTTTATCTTTCTCTTTTTGCTTGAGGTAAGTTATCGGGATATCATCTTTCTCGTATATTTTCCATGAAGATAAATCCTTGCAGTTGGGGTCACTTACGAGCTTCTGCAAGTCAGCACATTCTAAATCCGGCCCGTCAAAGGTTACTACGTCCTTAACCGTTTTCTTACCTGTCCTCATTTTCTCTACGGTGTGTTTCCAAGGGACATAAGCGACTGCATAACCGTAAAGTACAAAGTCTTGCAGAATAGGAATCATCTTCTTTTCGATTTCCATTGTGTTTAAGTCATAGATTATCTTTAGCCGCAGGTTTTCGGCATTCTTCTTATCTGATTCTTCTCCCGGCCCCAGGTCAAACGATTCTGCCCCTTTAGACAGGAGCATGGAGAGATAGAGTGATACGAGGTTGCGGACTACTTTCTTAAGAGTAGGAACGATAACATTGCCCTGCCAGTATTCCTTGGCCTCGTTTAGTACGCCGACATACTCTTTTTTTATATCTGCCCAGTTATCCCGAAAGGGTTGCCAGTAATCTATACCGATTTTATATTTCTTTAATACAAATTCCTTTAGAACTTCGCCCTTTTTCTTTACTACGGTTTCTTCGTTCAATGTAATCCATCTCTTTCACCCCTGTGAATAAGACTTATTTATCTTTATCCCCTTCAATCTTTCTTTCTAACTTTTTCGCAGCCCTTCTTAAATCCTCTGCACTTAGACAATCTTTATTTTTTGTTTTAACCATCTTAATTTTTTTCATCATTTTTTTATCTTCTTCTTCAGATGAAAAATTATACCATTCGCCATAACCTTCTAACATTTTTCCCTCCTTTCTATAATCCTACATACGGCGAGCATTTCGCCTTGTAATCGTCATCTCGCCAATCTCCATAACTTTCTGCTATCACTGCATTATTCAAAGTATGCAGTCCGATAATGTAAGCGTCTGCCTTGTCAGGACTTCTGCCTAAACGTTCTTTAATCTTTTCCTTCGGTTCGATTAATATTTTTCCGTTACGAATCAGATAAGACGCTGACGATAATTCCCTGGCTAAATCCTTATCTTCACCCGATTTGCCTTGCCAGGTTAGTTTGATATCCTTTTCGGCAAACCTTCTCCCTGTGTTCCACCACATCTCGGCACGCAGATTATGATATTTAGTCTCTTCTTCTGCCTTCTCCGCACTGTTAAAATCTAAGACATTATCGCCCATTTCTCGCAAGCGGTCTGCTACACCTGCACCTAATCCAATGACATCTACGCCAATTAAATCAGGGTGTTTCTCCTGCGCCCAGATGTGTATCTTCCCTGCGGTATACATCGTATCTTTCTGCCCGAATATCATTTCATCTTCGATATCCGTATCATCAAGGCAGTAACAGACCGTAGTATCATCGCCGAACCTTGCTACATCTACCCCGAATACTCGTTTAGGTCTGCCTATATAGCTTTTAACTACACGTGCGGCGTCCCTTATCCAGATATCTTTAATAACAATATCTGCACCTTCGAGGCTATCCCAGCTTCCCTCAATATAGGCCAGTAATAATTCTGGTCTGTGCTTGAAGGCTTCATATATGCTTGCCATATATGTTGGAGGCAAATAAGGATTTTCAGCAGGTAAGGCAGGTATGTATATTTTCTTGGGATCATTACCTAAAACAAATTCATCTTTTAAAAAACAGTTTTTAGGATTAGCCGTAAATAATGACTTATACGGTAAAGGTATGCCATTGACCTTCTGTCGAAACCGGGACATCAAGACTGCAATATTATCTCTGTTACACTCTTCCGCTTGGTCAAGAAAGACTAAACCAAATTCAGCACTACTAAATTTGGATACATCTTCTTCCCTGTCTAATCCGCCAAAGGCAAACTTGACTCTATCTTCAATCACAATTTCCTTATCGTGTGACCTGATAACATAATGGCTCTGCGGTATATTACGTTTCCAGGTTTCTAGAGTGGTATCATTAAAATCTACTGCCCTTGCACGCCCCATGAAGCCCAAGTTAATCGGGTATTTATCAGGCTTTAGGTTAAACTTTTCTATTACCCAGCTTGCATAGCTATCACATAGCAGACAGCCTATGAAGGTTTTCCCGCCACCCATAGCCCCACCGAAGAGGATAGCTATATTGATGTTATTCCAAAAAGCGTCCCAACATTGGGTCTGTTTCTCAGTTAGTTTAATGCGGATATCTTTGGTTTCAGTCATATTCCCCTTAAAATATAGATACAATCATAAGCGCACCTTCTTTTGCGTGCGTTACAATCAATCCTGAGCATCTTTTTTTTCGGGATTATTGTCAGGATAGCTCTTTTCGATAACAAATCGCAGCGGTGATCCGCCTGTTCCGGTAAGTTCATTAATGGTCTTTGTAGGTACATAACGATTAACAAAGTTTTCAAGAAGCCTGTTATCTTTATAAAGTTCATCTACATAATGTCGTACAATAGCCCTTTTATTAAATTCCTCGTCTTTTATAACTGCTTTAGTTAAATATTTTAAGGTAAGCCCCTTTTTTGGCATCCTGCCTATTTTATTACCTTTTGCAAAATAACCATTAGGTAAGCGGTCATTATCATTATCGGATTTTATCGGCTTTATCCGTTCGTCTTCCATTACCAATCACTCTCCACTTGTTCTATCGTCACCTTAAAACTTTGCCCCTTCATCATTATCAGTTGTACTACTGCCGCCACATCGCTTGCCGGTATATCTAACTTTATTCTGCTGTTACCGTCCTGGCCTGCAATGTTGATGGCTGACAAAATGTCAGGCAAAGAGGCTATGAATACTATCTTCTCCATTAAGCATCTTCCTTAATTTATTAATTGCTCTGTCCTTTATACCCTGAACTGTCGAGGTAGGTTTATTTAAAATTGAAGCTATTTCACGCACTAAATAGCCTTGATTGCATAACTGAATAATTTCTCTTTCGGTTGAGGTTAGCTTTTGTAGGCTCTCTTGGAAGTCCATTGAGGTGATAATATCATCTTCGTTGACTCCATTATCTCCCCAAAGCGGTGTGGAGGTTTCTGGCGGGTCAAGACCATAATTTATTACTTTATTATTTATCATATTGATAAGACATTACACTCCCCTTACCCTAATTGTACAAATATTTGTCAAGTCTGTACGGATTTCAGAAATAATTTCTCCTTTCTATTTATTTAGTAGCATCCTTACAACCCTGTATATATATTATTGCCCCATCATATAATCCACCATAAATCATAGATTTAGCATTAATCTTTTGTTCTTCATTTAGTAATTTCTCTTTGCTAATCTTTTTAATTACTTTATCTTCTAACTCAAATCGTTTTAATAATCTACTGCAATAATATGTTGGTATAGAATTCAATACATTATTCAAAACTCTCACCTCCTTTTTTTATTTATTAAATGGTATTTTCTTTAAGTGAGAATCCTTTGTTGTGCATTCATAAAAATATAAACTACGCTTTGTTTCTTTATTTATCTTTTCTTTTATAATATTTTCTGGCATATTATTTATCTCTCTTAACTCTTTTAATAAATCTTGTATATGCCCCGATATATAATTTATGTAATATCTTCTATAATCTATCGCTTCTTTAATTTCCATTAATTACCTCCTTTTTTTGCAAGGGGTAAACTATATTGTTCTAATCTACCCCTTGCTTTATTTATTTTCATTACCTCACCATATAAAAGTTTTATCTTCTTTTTTCTTTCTATCTATTGCTTTTCTCATTTTATCTATTACCTTTTTAAACCTTTCTATGTGCTTATCATTGCAAGATGTAATTATCTGTTCCCTCACACAATAGAAGTCATCTTTTAATTCGTCCTTTGTAAAATTTACAGTTAACATTTTCTTACCCCCCTATTAAAAATTTATTATGTGTTCCCAAAACTTAAATTCCAATGGCTCAATAATTTCACCTCCCTTCTAACTTATCTATCGCCTTAACTATATCGTTCAAATCATTCACCAATATATATATCCCGCCTGCACCCTCAACGCATTCCTGAAAATGCTTCTGATTATCACTCTGTTTACCCCCCAGTTTCTTCACTTCAATAAATAATACCTTCCCGTTCTTGGCTGCTATGCGGTCAGGAATGCCCTTGTATGCTCCCATTCCTTGCAGGATATGAAAGTTAAACCAGCCAGTAGCGTTTAAGTAATCCTTCACTTGACGCTTAACCTCATTTTCGCTTATCATATATTTCAGCACTTTGGCTTTAACCTTTTTCATCGGTCGCCTCGTTTTTAGGGAAGTATTTTTGCTCTAAATCATACATAATATCCCCTACTTCCTTTTTCCACTTTAGGTTATAGCACATACCATTAGCATTAACCATGTTGTCCAACCACCCCCACATTTCTTTATACTTCTTTAGTTCTATATTCTCCACTTTCAACTTCTCGCCTTGCTGGAGTAAGGGTACAATTGGTTTCAAATCCTCACCTATTGTCTGATATACTTTCCTCCCCATATTGCCAAATAATCTATCAATCGGATAGCCCATTATTTCTTTAAGTAAATTATTTATTTTGGTAAAATCCTCTTTTGGAATAGGTGTAAAAATATCTTCTGGATATGGATTTGATTTTAAGAAATTTTCTAAAAATTCAATACCTTTGTTAATTTCCTTAACTTCCATCGCTTTTCACCTCCTTCTCTTTAAACCACTCCTCATAACTATCTTCTAACATCTCCACTTTATTATTACACTTATCACACTGCCCAACTAAAGACCGCTGAAACGGACAGGACTGCGGGTCTATCTTTAGTTTTATCAAGTTATTGCAGACGGGGTTCGGGCATTCGTAGATGTAGTTAGACATTAATTAATACCTCCTGTTTCAAAATAACTATCTTCGCATTCTATTGAACAAAATCCGCCATCTTTGGTAGGTATAAAATCTAACTTTACCCCACAATATAAACAATTATTTACCTCCTCTATTCCCCCTAACTCCCGCTTTAGTAATATCTTCTCGTCATCATCTGTGCAGTTGTTTATTAGAGCTTCAAGTTCACGCTGTCTAATCTTCTTTTTGTGCCACTTATATGCTTCTTTTTTAATATATTCCAACCCACTAAAACTCCACCTTTCAATTATTGCTCTGTTAATAACTCCCCAATCTATATTTTCAGATGATTTCATACAAAAATAATAAGTTAAAGCAATATTTTTTCGTTTACATTCCTTATGATTAATTTCATTTAATATTGTGTCCTCACAACACAATAATTCCATTGTAAAATTATCGTTATTCACTTTTTACCTCCTATTTCTATATACCAAAGTAATTTATTCTGTGCCTCAATTAAATCCTCAACTCGATTGGTGAGGTTTATCAGGCCTACGAAACTGATTATCACCATGATGATTAGGATGATGATAATGGTACGTTTGACACGGTATAGGTTAGTCATTTTATTCCTCCCACTTTTCGCCAGTCCAGAATTTGTAATATTTCAGTATATCTAATTTAGAAATTCTACCCCAAATTTTTACCCACATCTTAATATAATTTTTCGTTATCATTTTATTTTTCCTCCCTTCACCCGATTATCGGGCGATTAATAATATTATAAATTAAATACTGATCCCGTCGTGTAACCTTTCCAGATTTGACATACTGTATTCCCTTCTTTGGATCATTATTGATTCGAGTATTTATTGCCCTTTGAGCTAAAAACTCCGGACTAAATTTTGGCTTTGCCCCTTTATGCACCCCTTTTTTATGCCAATCACTACCTTTAACCTTTACACCCCACATATATAATCTATGACATAAAGTATTAATTTTAGCATCATATTCATCAGCAAGTTCTATTATGTCAACGCCATTATTGTACATTTCGATTATCTTAACTTTATCAGATCGTAGCCTAGCACTAATAAGGTTTCTATTCATTATTTTTCCTCATCGAATATTATTATTTTGCCTTTTAGGATGTGGATGTTATAATGCTCAATTAGCTTTTTTAACGATGTCATGCTACATACAGAATTTACGCAGTTAGTTTGATTATCGATATCAATTAAATTATAAATATATCCACTTCCATCATCCATAAAACGTTTATTTATAGATCCATAAAATTTACAACTACCCCAAAAGTAACTACAAAAGCACGGAAACTTTATCTTATCCAGATTCTCGCCGTTAACCCAGTTGCCCTTACGTTTATTTCTCTCCATCATACAAATATATTCTTGCCCACACCTATAACATTCTTTAAACATTCTACATTTTTCTTTTTTCCTCACTTTCACTATCTTTGTTTCCAAATACGGTCTACTCACTTTTTTCACCTCCTTTTCTTCTATAATTCCTTCATTATCGGGACTAAAAGCATAAACATATCTATAAATTTTTTTAACCATTCTTATTTAACCTCCTTATTTCTTTCAATTTTATTTCCTCTTTCAAATTCGCTATCCTACATTCATCACTGCAGAACAAATCCTTTGCGAATACATTCTCGGTCAATTCGGTATAGTATTCTTTCCCACAATGCCAACAGAATACTTGAATTTTCATATTAACCTCCTTTCTCTTTCCTTCTGCGATACTTCTCATCCTGCCCTAACCACATCCAAACCAACTTCTCCACGCCTCCGGCAATAGCAATTTCCTTTTTGTATCGAAGTGGATCAGTTAAGAACTTCCCCTTATATATATCCTGTAGTAAGTAATTAATATTAAGATTGGGATATTTACCGGAGAACATTTTTATACGCCAGTTATCAAGCCCATACCAGCATTTATCCTTGAAGTCAAATTCTAACGGATCAGTTTCTTTTTTTATTTCATTAATGTCAGAGGCTTGCCTCTCTCTCTCTTTATCTTTACTTTCCTTTACTTTACTTTCCTTTACTTTACTTTGTGGACAAATGTCAACATTTATCCCATTGCTTGTGGGTAATTGTATACATTTAACCGTAGGCACTATACCTAATTGTTGACATATTGCCTCTTTAGTGGGTTTTTCAATGATTCGTCTTTTATAGACATCACCGATATTATCGATAAAATTCTGGCAGAAAATGATTTTATGCTCCCATAATTCCTTATCGATATTCCCCAGTTCTATTAAGACTTCGATAATCTTGTCTACAGTTTCCTCATTCACCCGGATATATGCTAACAGATACTCCCAGGTGGAGGGGTCATTGCAGTCAATATAATGACCCTCATTATCCCCCAGCAATTCTAATAGTTTAAACCAGAAGGCATAACCATCATTGCCGAATTTGTTTTCTAAGATGAAAATGGTCTTACCTTTTTTGATAATATGAGGAAAGTAATCGACAGTAGCCTTCGTTCTTTTTGACATATTTATTTAATTGACCTCCTAAAATAATGATTCTGGGATAGCTTTACCCATCCCGATAAAACTTTATTCAAACATAACTCTTTGGTCTGGATTCTTTCTTTTTTTTTGATCTTCATAAAGCCACCAATTAAACATTTCCTCACCACTATTCCATCTATCCACGCTTTTATTTCCCTTGGTTTTTCTATTCTCATATAGTTTTTCAAATGCTTTTATAAATGCATTTACATATCTTGGATATTTTTCTGCTTCCATGATTCTGTGTTTATGAGTTGCAAATGGACAAAATAAACATCCAATACGACTCCAACCTTTATCATAAAGATTACAATAAGGAATATTAAATTTATGAATAAATTCCCATACTTCTTCATTTGTCCAATCTATAATGACATTTAGATATTGTTTTAATTTGTCTCTATAACAAGTTTCAAGCATTCTTCTTTTGGATCTTCTACAAGATTCATCCCATCTAATTCCTGTAATTACAATTCTCCCCGAACCCCCTCTTTCTTTATATTCGCTACAACACCACCGTCTATGTCTCAGAGGAAATCCTCTTTTTGTCAGTTCTGTTAGGAAGGGTTTGACAGGATGGTCAATTTTTACATCAGGATGATATTTTTTTATGAAGTATATTAATTCTGGTGGATCAATAGTTGTATTATTGTAATGTGCATCATAGATAACACCAGCCATATCAGCTAATTTTTTAATAACTATACTATCTTTGCCGCCACTAAAAGCGAGATAATAACCACCCGAAGGCTCAAACTGTTGTAATCTTTTAATAGCAATTTGAATCTTATTAATTGTTTCTCCAAATATAGTTTTTTCAATTAGCATATTTACCCCATCCTCTCCAACCAACTCAACTGCACCATCTCCTTCTTCCTCGCCTTCTCAGCCAGGCAATTCCTGTTCAGGTTTCTCGCCCTCAATAGTATGCTTATCCCCTTGTGCCTTAACTCCTTGTAACAACTCGTTCTTTCATCTTCGGTATCATACCAGTAATAACCACCTCTGGGAGTGCTGATAATAGGTGCGCCGGCATCGATTAGCTCACGAAGGATTATTCGGGTGCGCCGGTCGGTGATATTAGTACCACCCATAGCAAGGCACTCTTCGGTTATCTCTGCTTGAGTTCGCTTATTGCTATCGCCTACGTAGGATTTGATGATACGTAATATGATGGAATGGCAGTCATTCATTTAATCGCCTCCGGTTTTTTTGCTTTATTAAGATTGCATTTTATTAACTTTTCTGCTTCTTTTTGTGTTATTAATTCATTTTTACGCAAAGCTACTATGTATCCTAAACAAAAACAAAAAGCATCATTGCTATTGTGAACAGGGTAAACTTCACTTTTGAAAAATTTCTTGATTTCCTTAACTTCCATTAACCAGTCTCCTTTCTTTTTTAACAATAGACATATTTTGGGTCTTATGCCTGCCCTACTTAAAATGAAATAACCTGAAGATGTTTTTATTTTAGGACAGTAAAATCTCATTTTCCCTCTTTTATTAATCATTTTTATATGTGGACATTCAAAACAAGTTTTATACATGTTCTGAACTTTTTATATAATCTATCCTAAAATACCAATCATTATTTTGTAATTTTTTATTTTGGCAATCTTGACAGACGATTACAAATCCATTTATATGCTGGCTAATAAAATGTCTATGAGCTATTAAACTCAATTCTTTATCCTTCCCACAAAAAATACATTCTAAACAAAAATTGGTATCTTTATTTATATTACCTATCTTACCTTTCATTTATTTTTTTCCTCCTTTCTTATTGATATATCCCTTATTTGTCCTGTAGGAAATTTAACTCTTACAAAACCATTACCATTCGGAAACATCTCTAAAATCTTTAATACTCTTACTTTATAATTTTCTTCTCCTTGATATTTTATTTTGATTATTTGTCTCTCTTTCATCTAATCCTCCTTAATATTTACTGTGATAAATCCCATATCTTTCAATGCTTTAATATATTTTTTAAAAAAATAGTCATCAGGAAAATATGCACAAGCCATTTATTCACCTCCCTTAAATTGAAATCCAATAAAAATATTTACTATATCCTCAGACAAATATTTTAGTGTCTTTTTTTGCTCTTTTTTAGCTTCTTCTAAATTTTTTGACTCTATACCTAATGCTTTTCTAATATCATATCTTTTTTCTATTTTATAATTTCCATCCAGTTTTGACTTATAAATATAATAAAACAATCTATTGTTAATTAATTCTTTTATTTGTTTTTTTAATCCTTGAATATTATTATTTAATACTATCTATTTTCACCTCCAATTCTTCCAGTTCTTTTTTATAGAAATCGCTTAAAAAATTATAGTTTTTTTATAGTTCCCCCGCAATATCAATCAATTTATCTCTTACTGTAAGCACCACAGAATAAGCGATTTCAGGCAAAACTATTATTATGGCAACGAGAACTATAATTATTAATTCGGCAAGGTTAAGCAAGGATTTCATACCTCATTCCCCCACACATCCCAACCTTCTCTCTTTTCCCTTGCGAATATATCTATTCTCGGTTCTTTCGTATTTTCTCTCAAAACATCATAAAAGATATTTGGCTTTCTTGAATGCTTCCCTCTCTTTTCGTAAAACATCGAAGGAATAAATTTACCTCTCTTTTTAATTCCCATCTTCCCTCTGTAGGCATATATTATCCATTCAACCCTTCTGTAAATACCGTTAACGGGAACTCCTATCCCTTTATCCCATGCAAAAAAATCCATATATCTAAAATCCCATGCTTTTAATATCTCAAAGCAAAAAGGTATTTTAGAGGTTATAGACCATAAGAACAAATCACACCTATCATCAGCAAAATTATTAATAGGGAAATTTATTATTTCTTCATTACTCATTAGAGGATATGGCATTGGTTTTCCTGTTCTATAATATTTTAAATTCTTCAAATTGTTCTTAACTGCCCACGGGAAGTCAATTACTGCTGTCTGGTATTTCTTATTCGGGAATGATATCATCACAACTCCCCACCATCTCCATCACCTTATCCCTTACCCTGAGCACAAGGCTGTAACAAATCTCAGGCGTTACGATAAGCACGGCAACGCAAACTATAATTGTTAATTCGAGAAAGTTAAGTAGGGTTTTCATCTTATCTCCCTCCAATTATCTAATGGACACCAACTTTGAATATAGTCAACATCTTCAATTTGTGAATGCTCTTTACCACATGCAAGGCCATGTATCGGTGCATAAAGATAATCGCAATTTAAGCATTTATCAATCTTTTTCCCATCACAATCTTTATATATCTTCATCGTCGGCCTCCTTGTAATCTTCGAGTGGACACCATTTAGGAATAGTAGAAGCATATTTAATATTTCTTAAATTCTTTTTGTAACAACAATAGCATTTCTCGGATATAACCCATGCTTTGTCATCACAAGACAAACACTTTTCGATAATTGTTTTCCTTATTAACCATTTTTTCATTCTATCCGCCCTTCTCTTTCCATAATCTCATGCGCCCTTTTATCCCCCTTAATAGCATCTTTCTCTTCATCGGTCAGGCCACCCTCGTTATCATCTGTCCAACCATCGCAAGTATCTTTTTCATACAAGTCAAACTCGCCTCGTGCCTCGCAATAACACAAATCACCATTGTAATATTTACAAGCTCCGCAAATATAATCTGACATTTCCTTTACCCCTTTAATTTAATCTAACTAATAAAATATAAAATGAATAATAGCAGGCGGGTCTCGATAGGCTGACCCGCCCTGGAGGTACTACTCGGTGTCTTTTGGTATGTCTTCGTCGGTAACTTCCTGATCTGTCTTAATCGCTACCAGTAAAGCATCATAAACCTCTGGATGGTCGCAAATATAAGTCTTAACTTGAGAAACTGCTATACCGTCATAAAAGATTTTATGTCTTGTTCCTATATCAATTATCTCTCCCCAAGTATTGACTTTATAGGCTCTTGCTACTGTTTCAACTTCGGCAAGTTTAGTCTGCTTTTCCTCAAAAATCTTTTTTACTTCTTCGGGAGTTCTCAAACTGGTTTTCCCTAATTCCCTTGCCGTTTTCAAATCAGCTTCTCGTTGATTAATTGCTTTATTTTCCTTGACCAAATCTTCTTTCTTTTTCTCTAACAGTGCCTCTCTTGCTTTGGCTCCTTCTTCAGTTTCTTCTACAATGACCGCCCCATCTTCCTTTGAATCGTAGACATGGTTTTTATCCTCTTCGGGTGCTTCAATCTCGTATTTCTTGTTTTGCCCAAAAAACAATTTTTTACCGTTCTGCAATTTAGAAAGGTCTTCTTCGGTAATATCAAGTTCCAATTGCAGGGTATAATGGATTTGTTTTTTCCCCTCGTTGTGGGTTTCCTTTGGTACCCTCCTGAGCTTAAAAGGTACGAAGGCTATCTGATCATTTAATAAGGCTCTGGCATAGTCAATCCCGCTGTTGATATCTACGATGCTGTGATAACTTGACAGGTCAATCTGATATACCCCTCCAATCTTTATTCCCGGCATCATAAAAACTAAACTTGCTCTTTGCTGGCATTTACCACTGTCCAGTAATTCACAAGGACATTCCCGTTCTTCCATATTTTTCGTTTCCTCATTAAGCCTTAAAGCAGTTTCACCATCTCCCCGGCACTTCAAACCCATACTGCTTCCATACCATTTGTAGCATTGCGGGAATATTACTTCTGGATCGTTCATAGGAAAAGCAATATTCAATTCTTTTGGCTCATCTCCATAGAATTTTTTAATCTCTGCCGGACAGACAAAGTAATCAGTCTCTGAAGGATATTCCTTCCCGGTCTTTTGTGATACTTTTTTGATTCCCAATCTAATCTTGCCTAACCTCGGCAACCTTCTAATCGCAGACAACCCGCTAATCCGGGTATATTTTTGTCTAAAAACATTCTCACCGTTCATTTCCATTTCCTCCTAATTTTTTATTTTCTTTTTGCCATAAATACTTCTCATAAGAAGTTGGCTTAAATAAGTTTTCATTACTGCGTCTTTTTCTATCTTCTAATACTTCCTGTTCTTCCTCTACGGTGTTACCGTTCATTCTTGCCCTGTATATCGCTATATGTTTCAATGTCATCTAACTTTTTCCTCCCTATCTTTTTTAGTATCCGGTTAAAGCATTCAGGATTAATCGGGATTTTTTTATATTGCTTTTTCTCTTTAAATTGTCTTGTAAAAACTGTATCGCAAAGCATCTCCTTTTTTATCCCAGCTCTGTTACACATTTCATCAAATTCTTCGTTTTTCATTTCATTTTCCCCCTTAATTAATATTTTCTTACCACTTACAACGCCCGTAACGCTTCATAGACTTCCCCTTTCTATTAGATTTTTCATTTCGCCGTAACCAATCTGTTCTCCAAATCATTACTACGAAAAGTATAAAGATTATGATTAATCCCATCAGCTATTCCTCCCTTCATTTTTTCTATCCCAGCAACCTAACCAAGCCCATCAGCTTAATTACGAAATATACCGTCAAAGCTAACACGAGCAAGCCTGCGATAATGCTTGCGTTAAGATTGAACCTTGTCATAGTTGACCTCCTCCTTATATTTATATATGTCTTCTCGTAATAAGCTTAATATCTTTATTTCTTTTAATTCATTTACTCTATTACCATCGATATAAATTTCTTCATCTTTGATATATACTCTGACTGTTATAAATTTCTTTTTTCTACCTCTTTTCATTATAATTTCCCTCCACTTTTAATTTGGATCACAAAATTCATTCTCCACTTCCAATACTGCCTGCCCCGATATGTGTAAGCGTTTTACTTTTTAAGCCTGGATAGTGTCGGCTGCCAGGCCAACCCAGGGCAGGCATGATTTTATTTTGTTTTATTTATCTCCTTCATTTTCGGAATCTATTTCTGGGAGTATTCCATATAACACTTGAGTTATTTCTTGAGATGGAATGGAATTATTTAAAATATAAAACTTTTTATTTTTACCTAAATAAAATTCAAATTTCATCATTTCTCTACATCCTGTTTTGATAAAAATAACCCCCGTTCCATTAAATTGATTGTATAATTTATCTTTTGATACTTTTGTTAATTTTAATTCTTTATTGATAGACATCCTTTTTACCTCCCTTACTATTACCTGCCCCGGCAACACTCCGCCTTTAATCGGCTAATCTGCACCTAACAAGCATTTTTCTTGTAGGCTGTTTTCTCACAGGGCAGGCATGATTAAAATAAAAAAAGCCAAATAAAAAAGCCCAAACATCTACAGGCTCACCGTAAACCTGTTTAATGTCTGGGTTTAGTATTTTGGCTATTAAATTTAATTATATTTTTCTAAGATATTATCATATGGTTTACATACGATATATTATAGGACGTTGACAAGAGCCCAGACATCCAAAATATTCTATTGTAATTAATCTGGATATTTAAGCACCATATACAGTTTTCCCCTTTATTATCTTAATTTTATAATTATATTGTTCTATAATTTTATCAATTACTCTTTTAGTATTTTGACCTTGTGGGATAGTCTCGCCTTTTCTATATCTATAATAAGTAGCCAGGCTAATCCCGATAATATGAGCCATAGTTATAGGACTAATTTGATGCTTATCAGCAATCTCCATTAGTTTTTTAATTCTTTCATCTTTTATCATTTTTTCACCCTAACTAATATTAGCACATGAGAATTATTTTGTCAACATTTATTTTACTATTTTCAAGAAATAATTTAAAATATCTTTTACCCTGCTAAAATTACATGCTGTAACCCTTTAAAATAGCCAATATCGTTTTTTAGATACCTACAACTGCCGTAGTAGCAAATTGTGCCTTTTACATAGATTATAGCGTTAAGATATGAATATCAACGATTATTTATGCAAAATAAGGGTCATTTTATACCCTGTGGGGGTATATAATAAAATAGCCCGGCTCTCGTATCCGGGCTATCAGGAGGAAAAAATGAATCCAGGGTAAAACCCGCCTGGCCGGGATAAGGCTTCTCAATCTTATACACTAAAGTTAACGGATATGGCATGTATCGTGTCTATAATCGTGTAGTCAAGATAGACTTCGATTGTAGTATTTACTATATACCATATACTATATACTATCCCATATTCTTTACATATATGGTTGCCTATCCTGGCAGGATTTCAACCTCGCATCTGGTGGGATTTTGCTTTCAGCTATTAGCTTACTAACCGTTCTTCCCGTTTCATTAATACCAGCGTCCTAAACGCTTCAGAATAGGCAGTTCGTTATAGTACCGCTATTTGGTATAAAACAATACTAATTTGTTACTGTATCGTTACCTTTTCGTTACTGTAATCATCACTTATTGCAGAAAAGAGAAATAACATAATCTGTTGTTATCATATCCTGCAAACAGGGGACGCCGTTAACGTCATAGACGCCCCCGTTACTCCTTCTACACATGGCAGGCGAGCTAATATTTTGGATGATGGTCTAATATATTAGATGATGAGCTAATCAAAATATGCTAAAAATTTCTTCTTGTATTCATCCCCGCCATCGGTATATGGTTCGTCTATCAAGAAATTTTCATATAAATCCAAACAAGCATATTTAAAATCCATAATTGCTTTTTCTTCGGTATCACCTTCTCCGTATATTTCTAAATCTTCATTTTCTACGATGTAAAGTTTTTCTATTTTTACTTCAAATGGTTTTTTTAATTTTTTATCAAAAAGTTCGTTTATAAGCATATTCAATCTCCTTCAAAATATAATAGTCGCCCGAGCAATGTTAATTCCGCATCATTCTTTTCCTCTGGCGTACCATTTTCTAATTTCTCTAACAATTCTTCGTATGTCATAATATACTCCTAAATACTATACTTAAAAGTCTACTAAATTGGATTGTCTCCAATTATGTCTATAATTTGTCTTTTAACGCTTCTCTAATCTCCTCATTCGGAGCATCTTCAATCTTCCAGCCCCGCCTGATTTTTTCAAGCCAGATATCAATAATATATATTTCCATTAATTAACTGTCCTTAACTGTATACATTTATATTTTTCTGTATACCTATTCATCCACATATCTTTGCAAGTGTAGAGGTTTGTTACAGTTCACTGATTAATGAATAATCCTACGGCGTGAACATTAATTGCCGTAGGTTATGTACAATGTGTAATAAGTTGCCTTGTTAGGGTTGCAATATGTGACCTCAAGTTGCTATATTAGGAATGCAATATTATACTTTAGAGTATATTCGTGTCCTCGTGGGACGCTTGGTGCATTCCAAGTGTCATTTTATTCAGCCACATCAGTATATCTGCACTTTCGATATAACAGCCAGAGTACAGCCAGAGTAACAGCCAGAGCTTATTCCACTAATGCCACTTTTATGGAAAATCTGGCATTGGTAGATTTTTGCCTGCTTTTTGTGGTAGCTATGGTTACGTATTCCATAACCTATTATTTCTTTTGTTACAGGCTGAAAACCCGTCAGGGTGCGCATTGTTAAGAGGCGTAACGAGTATATATAAGGTAGTCATATAAACTACCTAACCGATATAATTAATCGGGGAGTCGTATAATTGCCTGACCTATAAAAGCCATTTTCCGATATTTTCCTGATTTATCTTAGAGCGTTAACCCATAACATCAGGTGTATTTAGGGGACTTGACAGATTGCTGTGTACCTTCCTGTTCTACCCTCGACGGTATCTTGCCTTAGTGGACTAAGCTAAAGCTCAGACTTTCTTACCACCTACGTGAGTTATCCGATAGGTCAGGCAATATGGTGGAGGCGTCGGGAATCGAACCCGAGTGTAGCTTTTCGCACCTGTTAGGATTGCCCTACTCCTATTTAGCGGTGTTATTCTGCTATCGAAACCTTACGCCCCCATATTATCTACATACTTGCTTAAATCCCTAAATAATGGATTATATAAATCAGGGTAACCATTTTCAATAATCAAAAATCCTTGATTCCATAAGGGATAAGTATTTGTAGTCTGTATATAAGCTACCTTGTTTGAATCAAACAACCCCCCACTATTAATAACAACATATTTGCCACTCTCACTAACAGACATATCGCAAAAGTGACCATGTGCAGAAATAATATTCATTTCGTATTTACCCGCTAAACGATAGGGGATCCTACCTTTGATCTGACTGTAGTTTTTGGGGTGACATATTCTCCATTTCTTATTACCCGAAGTTAATATAATATGATCCCGATTAGTAATCTGATATTTATCAATATTGTCAGTGAATAATCTAAATATATCTCTCAAATTAAGTTTACCTTTAAAAATTGCCATCAATCTATATATTTCATGATTACCCATATTGATAATTATTTCTTTAAAGTTATCTTCTAATATATGTAGTGCCTTCATGGTTTCCGTTCTCTCAAATGTAAAATTCCTTGCTTCTTCTTCCTCCGGTAATCTTTGTTCAAAATATGAGAAGGCATCTACATTAAGTAAATCACCATCAATAATACAGGTATTAATCTTTTTTTCTTGTGAAACGTTTAGCATAATATTAAATAATTTTTTATCATGTAATGGGATATGAACGTCACAGATTATCATGCTTTTTTTTCGCGTAAGTTGTAAGGGTTCATATAAACGTTTTTCTTTTTCTATACAATATCGAATATTTTGCTTTATATCATTTGCTTTTTCTTTAGGAAATTTACCACAATCATTGCAGAAATATCTTTTTTTATATTCCCCCTTATAAGTTGAATGTCCGTATGGCGATAAATCTATTGAGCCACAATAAGGACAATTATTTATCAAATATCCTCCTCCTTAATTATTTTAATATTCTTTTGGTGGTTCACAAACCCCACCATCACAATTATCTTTCTTCTTATCTTTTTGCTCTTTTTTTTCTTCCTTCAACATAAGCAATATCTTATCGTTGATAACGAGAAAAGGCGTAAATCCTATAATCCTGTCAACCTCTACTCCATTCTTATAGAAAATCAATACAGGCAACCCTCGAAGCGGTCTAAAATTGTTTAGGAATTTAGGGCTTTTATCTACATCTACCTTGACAAATTTAACTTTTCCTTTATGAAATATAGTCAACCTTTCAATGATAGGATCCATTAACTTACAGTATTTACACCAGGAAGCCCAGAAATCTATTACCACAGGCGCATCGCTTTTAAGCACCTCCGCCTCGTAATTATCGGCGTTCAATTCTATTATTTCTTCACATAAACCGAATATAGATAATAAACTGATTACACATAAAGTTAAGATGATTGTTTTAAGTATTTTCATAATTACCCTTCTAAAAAGAAATTCGCAATGCCCCGTAAAATTCCTTATCGGTATTGTATCCGAAGGCAAGTTCGATATTATCCCTTATCATATAGCCAACATCACCGCCAACAACAAACCTAAAATCCTCAAAGTCTTGTATCAGAAGTGATACATTAAGGCTGTAATCTTTTATGCTCAATATTCCTTTAGAGATGATAATCCCGTAAGAATTATCAAAGGAATAATAACCGCCTGCCTTCAATTTTAGACTTGTTTTCTTAATCGCTATTTCTTCTTCGGCAAGAGTTGGTATAAGTTCTGACAATTTTCTATGCCGAGTTATGGTAATACCACTTTCTAAAGAAACAAGATTACCGTCTTTATCTTCATAGATAACTATCTTTTCTTCTCCTTCACCCAAATTAATTAATATC